TGGATGCGAGGTGATAAGCCCCAAGTCCCGTCAGGACGTTGGAACAGGCAAGGGTGATTTGGGAGACATCGATGTCTGCCCAGAAGTGCTTTGCAATGACAGCGGCGCACCAGACCACGGCAGCGAACGTGCCGACATAGAGTTTGTCGAGCATAGGAATCCTTCGGGCTCACGCGGCCCGTGTTGCGGGATGAGGAAAATTCAGTGCGCCGGGTACTTTTCGGCGCAGGCTCGCCAGTCGGCGTAGATGCAGCTCTGTGCTTCCCTGAGATCAATCTGACCCGAGCAAACCAGCTTGTGAAGGCGCACTTCGAGCGCGTCTTTCAGGTGGGCTTGTGTATCCAGCCCATCGGCATCCTTGGGTGTTTCGACCGGATTTCCGTACCACTGCTGGATGCGAAGGTTTCGCGGGTCTTGCGGAGCGCCGCCAAGGACAAGGCTGATAACGTGGTCCAACTCAAAGCTCGCCGCATCACTTCTGGCGATGCCTAACGAGTCCATCTTTGCAATCTTGATCTTGTTCGTGATGGAGACTCGTGGGCGAACCGGTTTGTCCCAATTGGGGACACAGACGGTTGATTTGATGTTCTCCGGAGTGACATCCGGATTCACCGGTAGATCCTGGGCAAACACTGAGCATGCGAGCAAGAGCCCACTCCATGCGGTCATGGTCGCGCGAATAGTAGGCAAGCCTGATCTCCGTCTTGAGTTGTTCAAGGTTCATGTTCCCGGCGCAAATTGCCAAAGGCCGGAGCGCATTTGCTCTGCGAGTCTCTTGGCACGCTCTGGGGTTTGCTGCGCCCACTTGCTTTGCATCATGTCGAATGCTGCCTCGTCGTACCTGCCTCCAGCCACCGCTGAGAGCGTGTTTTTGAAGGCAAGCAGTCCGTCGACTCCCATCTGATAGGCCATGTTCAGCAAGACCCCTTTTCTGGCGTCATCGAGGCTGTCAAACCAAGTAAGCGACGAGTGCAATGCATTGATTCGATCGTCCACCCTGTTGTTCAGGATGTAGGAGATTTCATCGTCTCGCAATCCCGCCTCAGGGTGGCGAGAATCCACCAGAAACCCGACTCCGATCGTGTCGTAACCGAGGGAATCCTTGTAGACGCACCGGCGCACTCCCTCATCGCCTCGAAGCTGGCGGATAAGGTCGGTTTTCATCCTTACCGCCCGTGAATCCAGCGTTGCACTGTCTTCGTCTCGTAGATGCGAATCGCGCTCCAGATCAGCGATGCGAGAGCCGCCAACGGGGGAAGCCATGCCGCAAGTGCAGCAAGAGCTGTCCCGACAGAGATCGCGTCTATCCAGTGCTTAACGTGGTCGTTCATTGGGCGCGGCTCCTTTTTGTCGCGGCATGGGTCGTGGCCCTTTCGGGTGAAGAAAAACCCGCCGCGATTGCTCGGGGCGGGTAAGAAAAGAAAACCAGCGAAATCGGATTAGTAATTAAATAGTGCAGCCTGCGTGCCGCTCGCGTTTGGCTGCCAGATAGGCAGCATGCGCCTCTTCTGGCGTTTTGAAATCGCCAAGAAATCTCGTTCGTCCATTCACGTAAATTCGGGCCGAGTAACTTCCCCGGTCGGCCCTGACGTGCGCCCCAAGCAGTCCACTTTGGGATGCCATCGTAGCCCTGCGCATATTCTGCAAATTGACGCATCTCGGAACGTCGCGGAGGTTTGCGATGCGGTTATCTGATTTGTCGCCGTTGATGTGGTCGATGTGCAATTGAGGCCACGAACCATGCATGTACAGCCAAGCCAGGCGGTGCGCATACTGCAAATGACCATTAACTCGAAGCACGATGTACCCATCGCGATTAGGACAGCCAGCTTCCGCGCCAGCCTTCCATCGCCCTTGATGCGAGTTTCTCTCCCGCGTGAACACGCCAGAATCGGGATCGTAATGAAGCAGTTCGCGCAGTCGTTCGGCAGTAAGATCGGTCTTAGCCATGAAGCGGTCCTTTCGCTGATTGGTCAGAGGCTCGCAGGTGTTAGCGCACTCTGCGGGCTTCGTTATTTTGCCTGATCGCTGTATGAAAAACCAGCGAATTCTGACGATCTGCGGGCTATCATCGCGGCGTGCAGTTCACCGCCTACCTCTGGCTAAAACTCGTCGTACTGTGCGTCTTAGCTGTCTACCTTGGTTGGCGGCGGGCCAGACCATTGCCGCCCAAGCCGCGAAAGGCTACTCCAAGTGGATACACCGAAGCCGAGCGTCTTTAGTTCGGTTGCGACGCCAACAAGCCGCCCCTAACGATCGGGTACGCCTCCGGACCTGACAGCAACCCTGTAACTCCCGCTGGCATCACATTCCCAGTGGAATTGACCATTCGCGCTGCCAGAGACTTAAAGAGCGCGCTTTTGTCGGCCATGAACGCCGCCCAGCCGATAGGGTTCTTTGCTAGAACCGACAAGCCCATTGGATTCTTGTTCAGATCCATCAGGGCGCGGCGCTCGGTGACGCTTAGGGTCGCCAGAAGTCGAGATTGCTCGGCGTTCAAGTCCGAGATTCCCGGAACCGCCGTCGCAATTTCTTCCTTAAGGCCGCGAGCCAGAGCTTTTTGCGCCTCCGTTGTGGCACTCCCCTGCTCGCCAAATTTGCCGGCCAGAACTCGATACGTCCCCTGCTTCAATGCTTGCGCGTCCTGCACTGGAATCGTTGGGCCAGGATATTGCGGATGCGCGGAAAAGGCGTCCCCAACGGCCTGAATTGCGCTCAAGTCGGCTTGCGGAGCAACTTGCTGAGAAAAGCGAGAGCTCGTGTCCCCGAGCCGACTTAGGACGGCTTGCTTGTCAACGGTTGCCGGGGAGTTCTGAATTGCGGAGACGATCTGTTTGTCGGTGTCGTTGACGAGTTGTTGAAGCTTCGCGACGCCGCCGCTCGTCGGGTTGATGCCGCGATCAAGGAGCGTCTGTACAGCGGTAGCCGCGTCTCCACTCTCTTTCTGCGCCAGGGTGGGTTTGAGTGCACTGTTCATCAGTGAACGCCCAGCGTCATTTAGCTTGTTGCCCGCCCACTCAGACACCCCGCCGAGCCCCATTAAAAGAGGGGGCGCGACACCGCCCAAAAGCGCCGCTGTATTCGCTTGGTCTGGATTTACAAGACCACCGCTGATGTACCCGTTTACTGCACCGCCAGCACTGCGCAAAGCGGCATTAGCCAGCGTCGGAAGCTTCGTCCCGGTGTTCGTGCCAGCGGAAACAATCGACTCACCAAGTGGACCGAGCCCGGGAATCGCGCCGACAGCCTTGCCAACAAATGATGTCGCCGGAGTGGCCGCCAACAGATTGCCCAAAATTCTCCCCGTTACGTTTCCGGCCGTGCTCGGTGTTGCCGCATATTCGGCGCGCCCGGCTTCATTCATTGCCTTAACACGGTCGAACTCGCTCTGCGGCTTTTGCCCGGTGATTAAGCCGCCCAAGGTTTGCTGATCCGCTCCGGTCGCCTTGTCGTACAGCCATGCCAACCCTTGCGCGCCAGTATCCAGGACATCCTTGACACCGCGCCGAACTCCGGCGGAAAGGTCGTTTGTTTCGCGCGCAAGCATCATCTGCTTGAACGTTTGTGGCTGCTGCGGCGATGGCAGGCTAAATGCGTTGGACTTGATCGCGGCCTCGATGTCACTTGCTGCCATGCCATCGGGAAACTCGATCCTTGCCCCGTTGTAATCAACGATTTGCGGCATTAGTTCCCCACTGCTTCAAGTTTTCGGGTCTGCGGGTTCCAACGGAAATTGGGCGCGCCGACCCCAGTCGCCGGAGTCGTGCCGGGTGTAACGCTTCCAAAGTTGTATTTCGGCAGTGTTGAATCAGGCAAACCGGCTGCGCGACGCTGTGCCAAGAGGTTCTCGTATTGCGCCGCCATCAAGCTTCGATACTGCTGAATCACGCCCTTGAGCTGCTGAGGACTTTTTGCGTTATCCATCGTCTTCTGCAATTCTTCGCGCTCGCCGACGCCGCCGCCCCCAGCGACGATTGCCTTCATAACTTCCTTGGAAACGATGTCTTTCGCTGCGTCGAAATTCGTCACCGCAGGCGAGCCAGTCTGTTGCGAGAAGGTGTTTGCGATCTTGTTAACCAGCGGCGTATTGCCGTTGCCCATCGCATCCACAAGATTCCCAAGCTGATCCAAGTGTTCTCCAGCCGTCGCAAATGACCTGATGGCGTTGCCTTGCTGGCCAGTGGTGAAGGCGGCGGCGGCCGTGCGCTTAGCGGTCACGTCCGTAAAGTCGTAATTCGGGTTGATCTCCATCACCCGAGAAAGAATGCGCTGGTTCCGAGGGTTAGTCAGCGCCATCCCGGACGGCGGGGGCAATTGGCCGTTAGCAATGGCGCGTGCAGTGATGTCGAGATCGGAGGCGGGAGTTCCATCAGGGTTGAACCCAGCCACTGTGTAATCCTTCGCCAGCGTCTGTCGAAACTGCGAGCGTTCACGCGAATCCGACAAGAGGGCGTCAGGAGACGGCGTTTTGTTAACGGGCGATGCCATCGGGCTCATCGTCAACTGATTAACAGGAACGACACTTCCGCCCGTGTCTAGCCAATGAACATCCGGCTTCGGCGTCAAATTCGTGATCTGCTGCGTACCGTCCTTGTAGGTGATGACATTCACAGGCTGGCCGTTTTGCATCAGCACGCCCATTTCCTTAACCTCGGGCATGAACTTTGCCGCCTGCTCATACAGCTTGTTGGCGTTCTCAAAATCGCCATAGCGCGAGTAGATATCGGCCTGGTGTACGAGGTGCGCAGAGGTGTTCCTAGCAATACTGTCCTGCTGCGTTCCGGAAGTGGACGGCGATGGGGCTTGTGCTTGCGGCGCTGCCTGCGGGGCCACTGAAGTACCCATGCTGAACATGGGAATGCCGCTGATCGTCGGCGTAGAAAGCGAAGATCCCTGCGCCGCAGGCGCAGCACCCGCCCCAGCCACAGAAGGAGCGCCATTTCCAGCCTGTTCACGGGCCAGTGCATCGCGGATCGCGTTCGTGCGGGCGACTTGCTCCCGCATTAACTGAAGCTCCAAGCCGCCCTTATCGACGTTTTGCTGAAGCGCCTGACGCTGCAACTGCGCTTGCGGCGACATCAGTTGGCCCGCTTGCAACAACCCCGCGCCGAGGTTATGCGAGAGCAAACCAGCCGCGATAGGGTACATCGTGTTGGAGTTATCGCCTCCGAACAGGTCATTAAGCAATCCCATTTACGTCCCCGACTTTGGAGTGTTGCCCCACCAACCACGGTCCCATCCGTACTGACCGAGACCTAGCAAACCGCCTAACGCACCATTGGTGCCGCCTCCGGTTTGGGTGCTTCCAGTAGTGCTACCAAACCCACTCCACGGAGAGAGCGTCCCAGTGAATTGCCCGTATGGCATCCATTGACCGAGCTGCCCCAAGTTGTAAAGTGAGCCGCCGAGAGCTGCGCCGGATTGGTCAAGTTGCCGGTTCGTGTTGTAGAAGTTATTGCGGGCGTTTTGGTATCCGAGATTGAGACCACCGAGACCCAAGTTGTACCCTTGATTGGCTTGGTAGGCTTGCAAATTACGGTTCTGGTCCTGATTGAATTGACCGTAATGGGATTGGGCTAGTGCGTTCGCAAGCCCCGTTCCTGCTTGGCCGATCGCAAGACCTTGCGCAATGCCTTGACGCGATCCCCCCAGCCCACCGGTTGCTACCGATTGCGATTGGATCGAGGGAAGCCAATCGTTCATTAACGTGTCGTTGAACGGCTTGGTGATCGCCGCGTCCATCGAGTTTTGATAGGGGTTCCCGTAGCTCGATGAAAGCGTGGGAGCACCGGGCATCGAGAAGTTATCGGACATCGGGTTGGAGGTATTCGCCCCCGCCCCCGGACCCGCACCGATCCACGATCCTCTTGAGTCGCTTTGAATCTCGGAATTGGGGATGTAGCCCAAACCGGGCATGTACGTGCTATTGGCCTTGACGGAGCTGTAGTCGGTGGGAGTGACGCCAGCAAAGGGGTTCGCACCGCTCATCGTGGGCGTGTTCATCGACATCGTTCCGAGTGGAGAGATGCCGCCGAAAAACGAAGTCGCCATGTCTTATCTCCCCCCGTAGAACCGATTGAATCCGTTACCCGCCATAGGTTGCGAGAGCAATCCCATGCCGACGTTTTGCATTTGTGCGTATCCGGGCATCGCGCCGGGTGCGGTCTGTTGCTGGAACAACTTCGCAGCCGAATCGAGCAAGCCACCTTGCCCATAGACATAGGGCTTGAGCTGCGCGGGAATGTCGTGCGTTTGCGTCTGCGTCGTGGTTTGAGGTTTCGAGCCAGCGACTGCGCCGAGAATTGATGCAGCGGGACCGAGAAGCGAACCGGCGCCATTAGGGATCAGGTTGGATAGCCACGAGCTAGCAGGGCCTGCCGCACCAGCAGCGCCTGTCACAGCGCCAGGGCCTGCAAAGGAATCACCCAGTGCGCCCGCACCGCCTGCGGTTCCCGTGTCGGTGAAGCCAGTTGCCATCCCATTTCCGCCGAAGATGTCGGTTGCACCTCCTGCACCACCCATCCCCGCCCCGCCAGCTCCGCCTGCGCCCATGACTGCGGTGTTGGGAACTCCCGCGCCCGGAGCTGCGCCCATATCCCAGAACGCACTTGCATCCGCGCCAGCGGGAAGGCCGGTCACTCCAGCCGTGCCAGCTCCAATGCCCGACCCGCCAATACCGCCGGCAGAACCGGCACCCATCGCGCCGAGTCCTGCGCCGATTCCATACATCGAAAGGACCGTTAACGCAGCCTGCCCAAGATCCTTGAAATCGGAGAGCTTGAAACTGTTCCCGTTCATGATCGGGTGCGCCCACCCGTCATTTCCCGAAAGGTCATAGCCGGTGTAGTAATCCCCCGGCTTGGCCCCTTGCGCCATGCTCTCCCAACCCGTCAAGGGCTGATTGAGCTGGTTGGAATCGACCGACGTAACCCCGTTGTTGAAAACAGGGTTGTAGACAGTCCCATTGGAGACGACTCCACCCGCAGGGCCGGTCCAATATCCACCGTTCATCCCGCTTTGCAGGAGTTTCAAGATCTCCGGCGGAATAGTTGCTCCCGTCGAATATCCAACGTCTTCCGTCTGCTTGTTGTAGATGCTCATGTGTTTCAGCCCAGAAATGTGTAGGTGACGGTCGAGCCGGAGACAGATACTCGGTAGGCCCCTTGGCCTGACCCCGGATTCCATAAAGTTCCATCGGCAAGCAAGATGTCGCCGTCTTGCACGCGCTCAGGTTGAGCGGTGAGGTATCGACCCTTCAATGAATCGTTCGATGCATTCGCCGCTGCCTGGACATCCTGCGAATTACGAATGGCCCACTTGCGAAATTCCTCCAGGTGAGCGCGAATCTCAGGAGGGAGGTTTGCAGGAACCGGCGGGGGAAGTTTGGGGCGGTAGGTCTGCATTACTTCGTCCCGCCCAAGGAGAGATCGAGGTCCACCGATCGACACTTGCCCACTTCCGCAGTCGTCGTTCTTTTCAGCGCGAGGAACCGTCCACCGTTTGCGATGGAGTAAACAAAGTCGTCCGTCCCTAGAGTCCCTGTCGCAGCACTCGAATAGGTAGGAGTCGCGTCGGCAGTCATGGCCGAGCCGTGATAGACGGAGTACGTCGCTCCTGCGGTGCCGTTGTCCTGCCACCTTGACCCTTGGAGGATCTTCACCGTGGAGGGGTCGTCCATATCCATCCCGGTCCTTTCGACCATCGAGGTAATGGAAGAGCCCAAGTACGTCGTTCCGCTATCGGTCAATCCGATCTTCGGACCTGTCGTTCCGATGACGAGCCTTTCCTCGGTGGCAATGGAAGAAGGCAGCATCCCCGATGCAGCGCAAGTAACGCCCGTGATGTCGCGCTCGCCCCATGTGTCATCGTTCCAGTTCCACAAGAGAGCCTTGTTGCAAGTGCTGTTTCCCGTGGTGGGAATGCATACCCACACCTCGGAATACTTGTTATTGACCGCGAGGAAGGAGGCTTTGTAGTTCGTGGAATCGATGTTGTCGCGAATCCATTGCTTGATCCGTCCCTCGGCCAAGCTCTCAGCCTGACCTCCTTGGTGAATCTTCACGTCGAAGTTCTGCGTGAAAAACACCTGCCCTTTCGGTGTGTTGACCACGCAGTTGATGGCGAGCAATCCATCGTTTCCGGGAAGATATTGAAAAGCGAATACATCGTTTCCGCCGATGTAATGCATCTCGATCCGTGAATCTTCCTTGTAGACGATCATCGAATCGCCATAGGGAAGCATGTCCACCAAAGCGCCAGGTGTCTCCGCCTTATCTACGCTTCCTGCGTCGTTGGAAGCGGCGGCAGCGAACTGAGAGGTCGAGGGAACTGAGCCAGGATCAACCGAAGCCGTCCAATTGATGCGATAAGGCAATTTCGTTGCCGATGTCGAGGTGCGCGCCCCAAACATCACTATGAAATTCTTATAGGGACGAGCAACGTCACAGACAAAGGTGTAAGGAAGGCCGACCGGAGTGTTGGCGTACAGCCTTCGCATCCGGATCGTCGTGTCTCCGGACCAGTAATAAAGACCATCCACCGGACTGTTGGCAAGAAGGACACCGTTGAATGTCCCACCCGTCCATTTATCGGTTGAAGCTCCGGTGAAGTTAACCGTCGTGTTGATCTGCATCACCCCGACAAAGCCGGAGCCACTCAAAGCAGACCCGGCCAGAGTGAAAGTCACCTGTGTCGCACTCGGGACCGTGGCAACTGTGTATGTCCCGTTAAACGCCGTGTTGAAGGCGTTCCAGATCGTGAAGGAATTTCCTATCGACAGTCCGTGATTCGATTGGGTCGTTGCGCTTCCCGTCCCTGCCCCGTCGCGAGACAGGGCAGTAATCACGATGTTGGTGTATCGGGTAACTTCGGTCTGCGTCGTCCCGTCATCGACATAACACTTGGTCAATCCTGCTTGAAACAGGAACCGGGCAATCGATGTCGTTGTTCCCGCTCCGAAGGTGGACAGCCAGTAGGGAGTAACAGCAGGGGTGGTGAAGACGCTGGCAACCCCACCTACCCTTTCATCGCATCCATTGCGAAACCGCATGTTCTGGCAGTCCGACCATACCCCCGGCGCTAGTTCTTTGGAGAGTTGGTCGCGGTTGATGCCTTGACCGGTCTTGAGGGTTAGCTGCTTGCGCGCCATTTACCTGTGCCTCACGGCCAGCACGCCCGCAAACTTGCGGTCATCGTTGTTCTTGTTGATTCGATCGATGGCCCTCTCAAACAGTGGGAGCCACCTCTGAGCCGCTTCGTCATCCAGACGGAACAATGCAGCCTGGAACAAGGATCCGTACAAATAGGCGTCCGGGAAGTTCGTCAGGAGAGAGTTCGTCGTGTTCGAGTTCGACAGCGCCGTGAACTTCACCGGGCCTGTGATGACCAGCGACCCACTTCCCATCGGGGTTGTAAGGATCGAAGAGCCGGAGATCGTGTAGTAGTCCGCATCCCCCGAATCGTTGCCCCTTAGGTCGTCGTACTTTTCCGGGGTGATGTAGACCAACGGATAGTTAGGAGAACCCACCCAATAGGCCGAGCGAATCCCCACATATCCAGTGGGCAACGTCCCCGTCCCAGAGGTGATCGTCACGGTCGAAAGCGTCTCGAACTCCATCAGCTTGCAGCGAACCTGCATCTCTGCTTCACACAGAGCGATGAAGTCGGGAACGCTTCCCGTATAGGACGTGTCTCCCGTGCGATGGTCCCAAGCCGCAATCGCTGTTTGCAGCTCGGAATACGTGGTGATCGACACCTAAGACCCCTTAGAAGCCGAAAGTGAATTCGACCGTGCAAGTGCCGGAGTCGGTCTTTGCCGCAACGTAGGTGTCACTGGCGTTGATGCCAAAGAGCACTACCGAAGCGTTTTGCACGAGCGGATCACCCGCCACAGCAGCCGTGCCAGACCCGACACCGGATCGAACACGAACCGGCGCAGTGCCCGCGGAAGTCGTGACGCGAACTGCCGTCGCACCCAATGCAGCAGTGGGTATTGCGACGTTGGCTGAGGTCGTCGTTGCCGCGATCGTGACCGTGGAACCCCAGATGGGACGGAATTGAATGTTGCTGTGTTGCATGACTAGATCCGTCCTTTCCAGATGCGGAAATGAGCGATGGCGGGGTCATTCAGAAGACGCCCCATGTGTTCGTCGTTCTGGCAGAACTCGCGAAAGGTGATGCCGTTGTCGTTGAGGTATTTCTCGACAATGACCTTGGGAACTCGCGCTGCGTGGCGAAAGTCGTTCGACCCGTGAATCCCCTCGTTGTGGAGTTTTTTCGTTCTTTCAACGATGGGCGTGCAGTCCTGCACCCGTTCAAAGATGGTCTTGCCGTCTTCCTGGTGAAAGCGGGTCTGGACTTGTCCCCTAGATAGGATTCGCATAGGTCTCCGACGCTTCGCAGCGGTGAGAGAAAAAGAAAACGGCCCCGAAGGGCCGGGGTTCAGGCCGGAGCCAGCGTGACGGTAATGACACCAACCGCCGCCGTAAGGACGCCGGTGAAGTCGATGCCAATGGACGTACCCGCAGCAATTTGCAGGTCGCTCGCCGTCGTGGACAGCGTGAGGGATTGATTCGTATGAATCGTTCCCTTGAGGTTGTACGTGCTCGAATGCAACGCCGTGCCGGAAGCCGAAGCGGTGCCGGAAGCAGCTTTCTTGACCACTGCCGTCACCGCGCCTGCGTCCGTGCCAGCCACAGTAGGACGCCCCGTAATCGCCTTGACCACATACGCGCGGTTGGCGACAAAGAAGGCACGGTCCACCGAGTTGGCGTCGTACAGCATGTTGATGGTCTCGAAACCGCCATCGTCCAGATCGGTCCCTTGCATACCAAGAGAACCATCGGAGTTTTGTTTGAGGTTGACGCTCATGTTTGCTCCTAAAAGGAGACAAGGCCCCGAAGGGCCCTGTCATTAGGCGATGTCGTACACCGCGCCGTTGGCCTTGGGATTGCGGTTCTCAAGCGTCCACTCGCCGATGAGCATCACCTTCTCGCTGTCGCCCGTTGCCGAGATTTCCTTACGGAAGATCGGGCGCAGCCACGCGATGGCGAGCTTGTCGGACTCCAGCACGAACACATCGCGAGTGCGCTGGAACAGGTTCGGAACCGCCTTGAGCTTGCCGAAGTCGGAGACGTAGAAGTCCACCGCCGCCGTCACGCTCTTGTCTTCCGAGTTGTCCAGACGCGAAGCGCCGCCCGTGAAGGACGAGAAAGTCTGCTTGGCAGCAGCGCCCATCATCACCACGTCAGGCTTGCCGCCAGCGATGTAGATCTGTTTGATGACGCTCTTGAGTTGCGTTTCCGTGAAGGAGCGGGTCGTGCCGTCCGTCACACCCGTATTGCCCGAGTAAGAGGCAAGCGTCGTGTCGGAGGCTTTGTCGTAGTTGTCCACCGTCCAACCCAGAAGGCCACGGGACTTTCGCGGCGAAGTGGCGTTCACGTCGTTTTGCGTGAGGCCGAATTCGATGTCGCGCTTGAGTTCCAAACCTTTGAGGGCCGTTTGGTAGTCCATCTCCGACTCACGGCCAGCTTTGTCCACCTTCTCCTGCGTGCCCGAGATCACCACGGCTTTCGTGGAAATCTGGGTACGGTTGGAAAGGCGAACGGTGGCCGTCACCGCAGCAGCGGAGAAGTCATCGCCTTCAGCCTGCGCGTTGGACGCGGCCGAAGCCAGGGACTGGGTTTGCCACTCGTGCAGGGTTGCCGTGGCCTTGGTCTTGCCAGCCATCGAGAACGTCGGGCAGTCGGTCGGGTCGATCCGGCTGATGATTTCGGTCAGGTCCTCACGGTTGCCAATCGCGGCGGTCGTGAGGAACGTATTGGTAGGTGCGGTCATTTACTTTCTCCAGCGCCTCTCGGCGTTAGGACTTGTTGCGAAGGAGCGAGAACACCGCTGCGGCGTCTCGCACGGAACCGGACTTCTCCAGCCTCTTCATGGCTGAAGTTCTCCCGTCCGTTGGACTGATGTCTGCGCCGCCGCCAGGCCGCTCTACCTTCTGGGGTAGTTGCGAAACCTTCTTT